TCTCGCTCAACGGTGCCCGAGCCTGCGTAAATAAAGCTGTACGTATACACCCCATCAATGTTTGCGACGAAGTCTTCGATGACGCACCCATCGAATAGGATATCTAGGGTCGGAGTAGTCAGTGCAGCGAACAGCGAACCCCCGCTCAAAGTGAGCGTCGAGGAGCGCGTAAACTTTATACGCTCCCACGTTATCCCATAGCTGGCGCCGGCCTTATTGAGATCAAGCACAGACGCTACAGCGGAGCTAGAGATAACACACGTCTCAGGATTTCCGCTATTGCTGCGGATTCTGATCGTGGCGCCCGATAGCGCCACCGCGCCGGAGAAATTTAGCTTCGCGTTTGTTGCGTGGACTTCATCGCTCAGCACGATCTCGTCCCACCGATTCCACGGCTGGTTGATCGCAGCCTGGATGCTCCCGTAGCAGTTCGCAGATGACCAATCATCTGCGGTCGATTTGCCGCTCGTGCGGGTGCCGCCGACCTTGACGTAGTAGTAGCCGGTGACGATTTGCGGGGCGAAAGCGGCCTCGGCAGCGGCGAGCGTCGCGGCGCTTTGCGCGGCGGTCAGCTCGGGGATCGTCGCGCTGATGTCTCCCACGGAGACTTCAACCCCCTCACCCGGGCCCGTTGCTGTGAATCGCACCACATCGTTTGGCTCCCACTTTCCGCCTCCGAGGTAGCGCCACGATTTGATTGGTGCGTCTGGCGTCTGCACGATGTCGCCCACTTCTTTCCCGGCAGACGATGAGGGCATTCCACTTGCGCGCGCATTGCTTGACATAAAGAACTCCTGCTTTTGGTTGGTCTCGTAGCGCTACCACGACACGATGCGGTGCGTTTCGTCGTTGCGCGTGTCGGCACGGAGATCGGCATCCGGCCGGGCTCCGAAGTAGCGCGTGAACTCGGCCTCTGCGGCTTGCGACTTGCCAGGGTTGAACGTTTCCGCATCCGGCAGCGAGTAGCCGACGTGCAGCGCCCACTGAACGAGGTGGATGTGATGCGCGAGCGGGATGCGCGGCTCGTCGTTGTTGGCCTGCATCGGCTCTGGAAGTCGATAGCCTTCGATGCGCACAGAGCCGTCGGCGATCGGCGGCGGCACGACCTCAAGTTGCTGGCGGTCCTGCACCAGATAGTCCGGATCGGCTGCGGGCATCGCGCGCCACCCGGGCAGCGTGGTGTCCATCCACTCGCGGCTCACCAGCTTCAGAGGCCGGCGCTCGCTGCCTGCGGCCCACTCTTGGTGGCTGATCTCGTAGATCTGATCGGGAACGGTGATGGCAGTCTCGCCTGCCGCCAGGTGGTATTCGCACAGCGCGGGATGCGATGCCGGCGTCGCGCGCAGCAGCCGAGCCCGAATCGCGGCCTCCTGCTGGGCCTCGTTGAGCCAGTCATCGATGTCCTCGTCCTGCCACAGATACGGTGTCGCAGTATCTTGCGCCAGGAGTCGGACACGACGGCGCAGGGCTTCGCGGTGCATGTCAGCGCGCCCCGAACTGCTCGATCAGGCTCACGACCTCACCGCGCAGCTTGTCGAGTCCGCGGCGCTTGTCCAGGTTGATTTCGTACTTGAGCGCGTAGGCTTCGAGCGCGTCCTTGTCCATGCTGTCGATCAGCATCAGCATGGATTCGGTCTCGTTGCGTTCGTCCCGCTCACGCTGGGCTTGGGCGGCAATCGCGGCCTCGGCATCGCCGGGCTGCTCGGTCAGGTCCGCAGCATCGGCGCGGCTGAATTCGGCAAAGCGCAGGAGCGTCTTGGCGTCGCGCTCGGGCACGCGCTTGGCGTCACCCGGCTCCCACTCGTTGCGCAGCGGCGTGCGGTCCCGGTAGAGCTTTCGGCCCTGGTACTTCACGGCGATGAGTTGCATGCTGTCCTCTCGTGCAATCGGCCAGCCGGGGATCGCCCAGCCGGCCGATTCGGGGCGATTACGCCACGCCTTCGTTGATGGCGAAGACGATGATTTCCATCTCCGACGCCTTGGCGTTGGCCGCCACAGCGGTAGTCAGGGTCAGCCACGCCTCTTTCGGCAGCGTCACGCTGGGGTTGCTGGCCGCGTTGCGATACCGGCCAGCGGTTGCCACGGTGATGCCGGTTCCGAAGTAGTCGTCATCCTGCGGCACGGCCGTCGAATCCACGCCGTCGGCGTAGGCAAAGCCCACTTTGGCGGTGATCGTGGCGGTCAGGCCGGTCTTGACGACGATCTCGCTGTCGATCAGGCGAAAGCCCGCCGGCAGAAGGCCGATCTTCACGGTGTCGCCCGATCCGACGGCCGCGGTCGAGTCGCCACCTTCCACGGCGCCAGATGCGACGGTCTTCAGGACGTAGCGGAACGCGGTCAGGTTGCCGTAAGGCGACGCGCCGAGCTGGTTGGACGGATCGGGGATGCCGAGCTTGGTGATGGTAGCCATGGTGTTCAGTTCTCCTTGGCGGGCGCCACCGGGTCAGGCGGCGCCCTGTTGCTCAGGTGGTCGCGTTAGTTGCGCGCGGCGATGATGGGCACGGCGGTGTCGATGGCGACGATGCCGTGGTCGGTGTAGTGCTTCACGCCGTTACCCTGATCGACCAGCCAGCGCACCTTGCCGATGCCCTGAATGGCGCCGATCAGCAGTTCCATCTTGTCGCCGTGGTCGAACTCCCCCTCCTTCCAGAAGAAGGGCATGCCACCGTGACCGGATGCGGCGAACGCCTGGGCGATCGCTTGGCCGCCGAGCAGGATGGCGCGGTCGATCGCGTAGGTCGTGCCGAAGCCGGCCGGAACCAGCGCGGTCGCCTCGGTCTCGGCGGTGTGGCTGGTGCAGTAACTGATGGCGTCGCCCGCGTAGAATCGGATCGGCTTGGGCATCTTCATGATGAGGACGCCGTTCCACAGCCCGCACTCGCCCAGGAACAGCGGGTGCTGCTTGGCCTTGCTCGCACGCGCCAGGGCGTTGGCCTGGAACTGGCGGAAGTTGGGGTCTTGGGCGAACGAGTGGTACTGCGCCGGGGAGACCAGCAGGACGCGCAGGGGAGAATCCTCGGCCACCACGTCACCGGGGATCTTGACGGCCGGCGGCGGCAGGGCGATCGACTCCATGGTCGTGCGGATCGCATCCACCACGTCCATGCTCAGAACGTCGGTGGTTGCCATATCCACGTCGCCGCCGGACAGCGCGAACGGGATGATGCCGTTGGTTCCGTCGGCGATGAAGTGGCGGTTCTTCGTCGGCGCCTTGACGGGGTTCACCGCCATGGCGGCAAACTTCGGGTTGGCGGCGACCGGGATGCGCCACTCGATGTTGTCGTGGAAGCCGCGCGCGCCAGCCATGTGCACCAGCAGGGACTGGTCCATGTAGCTGTCCATCAGCGACTGCGCGACCGGGCGGCCCAGGCGGCGGAAGTCCACGGCCGACCGGATGCTCGTCATGGTGTCGCCGAGATCGACCGGGAATCGCGCCTGATTGACGCGCACGCGGGCGGTGTCGTAGCTCAGGCCGGTGCCCTTGCCCTCGGCGGTCTCGCTGCCCATGATCGGGTAGGCGCCGACGGGTTGCAGGAACTGGAACTCAACCTCGTCGCCCTTGCCGCGCGACAGGTCCATGGTTTTGACGATCGGAAGATCGGTGCTGGTCTGCTTGCGCACGACTTCACCGGCCGCGGCCTCGCCCTTGGGCATGGGTCCGGACAGGCGGCCCATGGTGCTGTTGCGCTGCATCGCTTGGGCAAACAGGCCCGCGGCGAGGACGCGCTGCTTATCCGCGGCGGTGGCCGGGACGTTGGTCTTGGTGGTCATGTTCGATGACTCCTATGGATTCAGATGAGGTTGTCCAGCAGGGCGTCGCGCTGCTCTTGGGTCATCGCGGCCATGCGATCGAGCAAGGCGGATGTGTTGCCTGCGGCGGCGAGGGTCTGCTGCGTTTCGTCCATGGGCGCCGCTCCGGGCACGTCGGACAGGGAGTTCGGCACACGACGGGCAGGCGCCTCCGGCGCGGGGCGTGCGGTGCTGTTGGGTTGCGGCGGCTTGGTGGCGCGGAACTCGTCGAAGACCTCGATCACGTCCTGCGCGCTGCCCTTGGTGAGCGCGTGCTCGACGCCGGCCTTGGCGAACGCGGGCAATGCGTCACGCCACGCGGCGAACTCGGCCGACTCGACAATCTCGTCCGCGTCCTTGTGGGCGGCGTAGATCGCGTCGTAGTGGGCGCTGGTCGCCGTCTTGGCTTCCTGCGCGCGGAGAGGGGCGAGCTCGCGGCGGATGGTTTCGTGCAGCTCGGCACGAACGGTCTCCATCGCGCGGCGATTCAACTCGGCCACGCCCTTCGCCAAGTCCTCTTCCGAGAAGTCGCCGAAGATCGCCAGATCCACGCCTTCGGCCATCGCCTGTGTGGCGGCGGCGAGGTTCGCATCGGCGGTGGTCTGTGCCTGGCCGGCGTTCGCGCGGTCCTGCGCGTCGGCCTGCACGGCGGCGAGGTTTCGCTGCTGCGCGCTGGTCAGCTCGGCAACCTGCTGCTCGAGCTGCGCGATGCGGTCCTGCGCGGCCTTGCGGGCTTCGCGGGCCTCGGCCAGCTTCTCGTAAGGGATGGTGTAGGCGCCGGACTTGGAGAGGATCGGCGCCTCGACTTCCGTCTCGGTGCTGGCGTCGTCCTGCTTGTCCTGGCCTTCGGGTGCGGCGGCAGCGGGTACGCCTTCGGTGCTGGCGTCCGGATGCTCGTTGGGGGCGTCATCGTCCTGAAGCGTCCCATCCAGGGCGGCCTCGAG